CGCGGGGGCTGCCGCGGGGGCTGCCGCGGGGGATGCCGCGGGGGCTGCCGCGTGGGATGCCGCGGGGGCTGCCGCGGGGGCTGCCGCGGGGGATGCCGCGGGGGCTGCCGCGGGGGATGCCGCGGGGGCTGCTCTCAAGCCGACCGTCCAGGGCATCCAGCAGTCCGCGCTGAAGTTGCTCGATCGGCTCATCGCTGCGGGAGTCTGACATGACAGTCGTCATCGACTTCAGCCAGGCCCGCCCCGCCGAGGTCTACACGACCCGCGACGTGGCGGCACTGCTGCGGGTGTCGAACGACACCGTGCTCGACTGGATCGATCGCGGGGCACTGCCGACGCTGCCGCGCATGCTGCCCCGCTCGCGTTACCGCATCCTCGGCTCGGTGTTGCTCTCGCTTGCCGGCGTCAGAGCGAGCCAGCCTGCCGAGACTCCCACGGCCCGCTCTCGACGAGCCGCTGCCGACCGCGACGCCATCCGCCGGATGAAGTGATCCTCACACTCGGAGACTGTCCATGCCCGCAACCACTGTCCGCTTAACTATCCGCACCAACTTCGGCTCGTACCGCCGCGTGCTCGAAATCACGGCCTACGACCCGGCCCGACGACTGGCGATGTGCAAGCTCAGCGACGGCACCTACGAGCAGCTTGGCTGCGATGAACTCGAAGCGATTGACGCCGACCGCAATTACGCCGACCTGGACCGCGCCCTGCGTGACGCGGCGCATGAAGTCATCGAGTGAGCACGGTCGGGGCCGTCATCTCCCCCGACACTCCCGTGTTGTCCCGAGCGGCCGTGTACCCACTCGTTGTGGGATCGGGACTGAATCACGCCCGGCACCGGGGCGCAGCCGCTGCGACATACGGCGGCCGGTGTGGGCAAGCCAGCAGAGCCCGGTATCCAGGCCGCATCGCTGGCAGCCGGAGCCGTCATCCGTGCGGCGGTGATCCGGCAATCTCTCACCTATCACACAGGACCGACCATGCCCCCGCCCGTTGAACCGGCCGACACCTGCACGGCCAGCCGTGCCCAGATCGCACTGTACTATCTCGGCCGTGCCCGCCGCCGACTGATCGACGCCAAGCCCTACCTGCTCGGCACACCCGCCGGCCGGAACTTCGACGGGCTCATCTCCGCGCTCGAATCGCGAATCGACCGCATCCGGCTGCACGGCCTCGGCGAGATCGACACCATCGCCGCAGCCCCCGCGGATGGGCCGGACGGGATCCAGCCGGACGCTCCGCTGATCGCGATTGGCGTGGACGGCGGGACATCCACAGTCACCAGCGACGAGGTGTCGTTCTGATGGGGCGGACGGCGATCTGCCGCCACTGTAAGCGCGGCCGGGCCTGCCGACCGCGAGGGCTTTGCTGGGGCTGTTTTTATCGACCGGGAGTTCGTGACCAATACGGGACTCCTGACCCAGCAACTTCGAAGTTTGCCCGCCGTGGCATTCGGGACTTCAACGGTAGCGCCCCGTTGCCGGAGCCGACTACGACGTTGCCAGGAACGCACGAGCGGGTTGCGGTGTACGAAGGCCGGGCCGAACGTGGCGAGGCGATATTTCACCCGCGGGACTACCCGCACAACGAGAGTGACCAATGAGCGAACTCGTACACGACCGGCCGCGGGAACTCGCGGTGCGGGATGAACCGACGCCGATGAGCCTACTACAGCAGGCCATCGACCGCGGCCTGACGACGACCGACCTCGAACGGCTCGCCGCACTGCAAGAGCGGTGGGAGCGGAACCAGGCCGCGAAAGCATTCGGCGAGGCGCTACAGCGGTTTCAGTCGATGTGCCCGGTCATCAAGAAGACCAAGCGAGCGGACGCCGGAAAGTTCTCGTACACCTACGCGAGCTACGACGACATCCACTTCGCCATTCGCTCGCTGCTCGCCGAGTGTGGGCTCACCGTTTCGTTCGACACGAAATCCAACGGCGGGGCGGTGGACATCACCTGCCACGTCCAGCACGGCACGCACGTCCAGAGCACGTCGTTCGTGGTCCCGCTACCGCAGTTGAGCACGAACAACACTCAGCAGTTTGGGGCGGCGCTGAGCTACGGCAAGCGCTACGCACTCTGTGCCGCGCTCAACATCGTCGTGAGCAACGAGGATGACGATGGGGCCGCACTGATCGAACGCATTACCGAGGAACAGGCGGTCGAACTCCGGCTGTTGCTCCGCGAGACCGGCAAGGACGAGGGCCGGTTCCTTCAGTGGGCGCGAGCCGAGTCGATCGAGGAGTTGTCGAAGGCGAAGTTCGCCGAAGCCCTGGACATGCTCCGGCGCAAACCGGGAAGAGGTGCCAAGTGAAGACCGTTGATTGCCTTCAGTACAGCACAGAATGGTGGGAGGCTAGAAGGGGCGTTCCTACAAGTTCACAGTTCTCGCGGATCATCACGCCGAAGACGAGCAAGCCATCGGCGAGCGCCGAAGGCTACATCCACGAGCTAATCGCCGACCGTCTGCGCTTCGACCCGCCGGTGATGACTGACCGGCCGATGAACGCGGCCATGCGCCACGGCGTCGAATGCGAGCCCGACGCGCGGAACTGGTACGCCTTCGAGGGCAACCGCGACGTGCGGCTCGTGGGGCTGTGCCTCACCGACGACGGGCGATTCGGGGCATCACCGGATGGCATGGTGGGCGATGACGGGCTCTTGGAGATTAAGTGCCCGCAACCGTCAACCCATGTCGGCTACCTACTCGGCGGTACGCTGCCCGATGAATACCGGTGTCAGGTCCACGGGCAGCTGATCATCACCGGCCGGTCCTGGGTGGACTTCCTCTCGTACTGCCCGGGTTTCGACCCGTTCCTCATCCGCGTCACCCCAGACGAGTTCACCGACAAACTCCGCGATGCTCTGGAATCGTTCTGGGACCGCTACAACGCGGCCTGGCAAGAGTTCTGCGTCCGCTTCGGCACGTCAATCCGGCGTGCCGGATAACCCCCAACGAAAGGCAACCATGACCACCGTTGACATGGCCGCACGGGTCCGCGACCTGGCGGCCGAACTCACTGCTCGCGCCGGTCGCGAGCACAACACGCACGGCCTCACGCTGTCCGCTGCGCTCGCTGAGCTTCAGGCCGCGATGCCCAACGGCAACTACGGCATCGGACTGGACACGAAACGATACGACAAATGGAGCGGCGACAAACTGCACGTCAACTGGCGCATCCGGGACGGCAGCGAAACCCATCAGGGCGTCACGCTCGAATCCGCGATGGCCGCATGGCGCGTGAGCCGTGGCGTTGCCCCCCTCGCCGACGCCGAACGTGTGGTCGCACCGCTGCTTGCCGATGATGCCGTGGTGCCGCTGTTCGAAGGGACGCCGACGACCGGGGAACCGGCAACGACGGTGCTGGGGTGATTTATGGCTGGCGAATGGATCAAGTGGACGAAGGGGCTGGCGAAGAAACCGGAGGTGCTCGCAATCGCTGCGCGTCTCGGGATGAGCCGCCACGCCGCCGCCGCACTGCTCATGGAGGTGTGGGAGTGGACTGACGACAACGTGATAGTCCGCGATGTGTCCGGTTCGGAACCGGACAAGGCTCCGGGATGTGTCCAATTGGGTGACAACGCCGCGTCCATTTTCGACGCCACTTTCGGTGCCCCTGGCTTGGCCGACGCCATGACCGCCGTGGGCTGGATTAGCATCCGCTCCGGTTCTCTGGAGTTTCCCAAGTTTTCCAGGCACAACGGAAAGTCTGCGAAAGCAAGGGCTTTAGACGCCTTGAGAAAATCGGCCGTGCGTTCTGACCTGTCCGCTTACCGTCCGGATGCGAACCGGACAGATTCCGGACCAGAGAAGAGAAGAGAAGAGAAGAGTAAAACCAAAACCCTTGCGGCGAAAACCGCCGCGGGGGGTAGCGAAGAGATGAAGCCGCGGAGACGAACGCCGCGCGACGACCTGTTTGACGCCATCGTGGAAGTCACCGGCGTGGACAAGAATGCCGCCGCCTCGCGGATTTCGAAGTCCGTGTCAACGCTCCTTGCGTTCGATCCGCCCATCGCCCCCGATGAAGTCCGCGAGTTTGCCCGGCGGTTCCATGAACTCTGTCCGTGGGCGAAGGAGAAGAGCATCCTTCGCCCGACCGTGGAAGTGATCGGCAAACACATTCACGAACTGCGGTCGCGGCCGAAGCCGCCGCCAATGGCTCCCGTGGAAATCAACCCGCTGGCCCTCGAAGAGTAACGCCATGACCGACGCCGACGCCATCCCGATTCCTTCCGGCTGCGGCGACGATGCCGTTGACACCGAACGCCGCCTCATCGCGTCGTGCCTGCACGGAGGAGAAGTGTTCGACGCCGCCGCCGAGACGATCCGCGAGAGCGACTTTCTCGCTCCACATCATTCGGCGGTCTGGCGCAGCATGGCCGCGGTTCGCGCCGACGGCCCAGCCTTCGACCTGGGCGCGGTCTGCGGCCGGCTGCTCGCGGCCGAATCCGCCTACCGCGCGGAGTTCGACCCGAACCCGCAATCATGGCTGTGGAATTGCACGAACGAGATAGAGCCGACCGGCGCGAGTTGGGGCTTCTACGCCGCCCGCGTTCGCGACGCTTCGTTATTGCGGCGACTCCGTTACGCGGCGAATGAGATTCTGTTCGACGCCGAGCACCCGGCCGGACCAGCCGAGGAAGTCGTCGCAGCGGCAGAGCGGAAGCTCTTCGATTTGGCGCGCGGCGACCACGGCCACAGTCCAGTCGTCGCCCGCGAGTTGGTGAAAGAGGCACTGAACCGGATCGAAGAGCGGGTTGCGAGCGGCGGCAAGGTCAACGGGCTGGAAACCGGTCTCGGCGACCTCGACCGCTACCTCGCGGGGCTCAAGCCGGGTCAAGTCGTTGTCATTGCCGCGCGGCCGGGCGGCGGCAAGACCTCGCTCGCGCTCAACCTCGCGGTTCACGTCACCCGTGAGTATGGCCCGGCGTTGTTCTTCTCGCTCGAAATGACCCGGGCTGAACTTGCCGACCGGATGCTCGCGCTGGGCTCGGGCGTGCCCGTCTCGCGGATCAACAAGGGCAGACTCGAAACCGAGCACATCGACGCGATCGCCGCTCAAGCCGCGTCCGATGGCATCGCCGGGTTGCCGCTGTGGGTTGATGACGACCCGACCATCGGGGCCGACCGGATGCTCTCGACATCGCGGCGCGCCGTCCGTCGGCATAGCACGCGGCTAATCGTTGTGGACTATTTGCAACTCATCGCCCCGGAAAACCCTCGCGACAACCGCACGCAGCAGGTCGGGCTCCTCGCGCGGCGGATGAAGAAGCTGGCCCGCGAGTGCGGCGTACCGCTGCTCCTGCTGTCGCAACTCAACCGTGAAGTCGAGAGTCGTTCGAGCGGCGAGCCGATGCTGGCCGACCTCCGCGAGTCCGGGGAGATCGAACAGCACGCCGATGCTGTCGTGATGCTCTGGCCAGAAGCCAACCAGCCCGAAGGCGCGGAGACCTGGACCATCCGCGCAAAGGTGGCGAAGAACCGCGGCGGGCCGACGGGAAAACTCGCTCTGGCCTACCGCCGCCCGGTGATGCAGTTCGAGAACCATGCCCCGGGGGTGCCGCAGTGACGACTATCAAAGCCATCGAAACGCACTACAAGGGTTGCCACTTCCGTTCGCGGCTGGAGGCTCGTTGGGCTGTTTTCCTCGACGTTCTCGGGGTGCGGTGGGAATACGAGAAACAAGGCTTCGACCTGCCGAGCGGTCCATACCTCCCCGATTTCTGGATAGTTCCGGCCGCGAACGGTCGGGCTGCATGGCTGGAGATTAAGCCCGAACAGCCAACGAAAGGCGAGCGTGATCTGGTCAAAGAGTTGGCCGAATCGAGCGGATCGGTCGGTCTGATATTCGCTGGCTCGCCGTGGCACAACGAACAATTCGTCTATGTCTTTCTGCCGAGCGGTGCGGAGACAAACGTAACGGCTCCGATGTGTCAGTTCCTGGCGACCGGAAACATCGGATTCCTTGCAACTGTCGAAAAAGACGACACGGCGGGGTTTGTCTTTTTCCCAGGGATCGACTTAGGGGCACTCAAGTCGGGGGCTTTGAACAGGGCATTCAGAGCTGCACGGTCAGCCAGATTCGAGCACGGCGAAACGCCACAGGGCGATGAGGTCCGGCGGCTGCTCGGCTCGGTGGCCATTGACGCGGGAGGCGGGTCGTGAGGTTGTCCGAGACGCTACTGACCGCGCTCAGCGAGTCGGCACATCCAATCCCGACCCCGGACCTGATCGCAGCGTGTGCCGGCGAACTCACGCATCCGCGGGCACGAGTCCACGCGGCATTGTCAGAACTGCTCCGCGCCGGCCTGGTTCGCCGCGGATACCGGATTCAGGCTGGCGACACCAAGCCGCATCGGTGGTATCGGCACAAGGGTCGGCGAGTCGCGGTCTGGTCGATTTCACGGCCGGGGACAACAGCATGACCACGCCCATCACGGTCATCGCCAACGGCGAGACGCGCATCTATCCAACCGCACGCGCAGCGGTTGCTGGCCTGCTCGCCGGTCTGCCGAACGACGAGTTGTCACCGCTGGTGTGGCTGGAGCTGATCCGCGCGGAGCTGCAGCGGCGAACCGTCGTGCGCGTCTTCGAGTGGGAACCGCCGCCGACGAGTCTCGCGGCCTCGGCGGTTAAGCCCAGCGGATCGGCAAGCACGGCGTGAATGAGCGCGAGATCGGACATGGGAGAGTGACCGGTAGGCAGCGATATGGTTCGGGTGTCACACAGAGCAAAGCACGTTCCACAACCACGAGAGGGCAAGATATGGCGAAGGTTCCAGTTTAGGGCATGACGCTTTCGATGCTCGCGGACGGCTACGCGGGCAAGGCGATTGACGTGGGCCTGAAACGGATCATGGAGGACATCGTTGACCGCGGCCACGACCGGCAGAAGCGGGTCATGACCATCAAGATTACGTTCACGCCCGACCAGACCGGTCAATGCAAAATCGGCGTGGACGTGGGCACGAAGTGCCCGTCGTATGTCCCGCCGGAAACGGTCGCGAAGTACGACCAGTCGGCCGGCGGACTGATGTTCAGTCCGGACAGCGCGACCAATCCGGACCAGATGCGGTTCCCGGAGATGACCGCCGACGATGCCGAGTGATTCACCGCAACCACCCAGAGGACTGATTGTGATGAACTGCGACACGCTGAAGCATCTGCAAAACATCATCGACGCCGCGAGTCCAGCGCGGCGGATCGTGGCGGCCCCCAACGAACCGCCGCACATTTACTACGTCGTGAACGAAGTCGGCGCGATGGTCCGAACCGTCGCCGCCGCTCCGCTCGCTAATGACAAGGCCAGCGACCTCGACACCATCGTTCGGGTAATGACCGACGACATAAACCCGAAGGAGATTTGGTATTCGCGGTCGGCGGTCATCGGTCTGCACGGAGCCGATTGTAGTGGCCGCGTGACGATGGCGCTGAAGGAGAGCCCGCAGCTCGCACAACTGATCGCGTGGGACACGGCGAAGCGAGTCAACGTGGGGCAGCGCGAACTCGTGATGCTGTTGCGGACCACGTTCGCCGGGTGCCTGCCGGGACACCCGACGTTCCTTGAAAACGTCCGCAAACTCCGCACTTCGAAATCGGCCGAGGTCAACAGCGAGATCGGCAAGGGCAAGGTGAGTCTCGGTCGCTCCGTGCTGGCTGAGATGAGCGGCATCGAACTGATCCCCGAGGAGATCACGATTCGCGTGCCGGTGTTCGCTGCCGCGTCGTTGCTTGCGTTCGCCGAGGTGCGGGTGTGCGTTGATCCGAACCCGGAGGAGGAGCAATTCACGCTCGTAGTGCTGCCCGGCCAGGTCGAACAAGCGTGGCGATCCGGTGAGGTCTATATCGCCGCCAAACTCGCCGCACTGCTCGGCAATGATGCCGAGATTCCGCTTTACCACGGCGCGCCATGAAGCCGCCCGACAAACCTTCCGCAGACATGACCGCCGCGGAACTTGACGCCCTCATCGCCGCGCGGCTGCCAACACTGCCGCGCGGCTTCAAGGACGCAACTCCGGACGAGCCGGCAACGCGGCTGCGGATGCTGCGGTCGCGGAAGGCGGCGAAGTGCGACCGGCGATACCTGACGTGATCCAGCCATCACCCAGCACACCCGAGGACCACATGAGCGAGAACGGATCAACACGCCGAAGGGCCGCTGAGCCGGCCCCCACTACAGCCACGGAGACGCCGGCCGCAGCGAAGCCCCGCCGCGCGCCGGCCCCCATCGACCCCGAGACGCGGGCCATGCGCCGCATCGAATCGGTGCTCGCTGACCTGGCGGTAGCCGATCCGACTGCGCCGGCCCGCGTGCTCGAATACCTCCTCGCGCGGCGGAAGTCGCGGGCGATGTTCGCACCGAAACCGGAAACCTACGAGCACGCAGGCCCATGAACCCCGGCACCGCCACCATCACCCGCAGCGTCGGCGTCACGCTCCCCGGCATCGAGCCCAGCGAACCGGGGGCGTACTTCGAGATGGTGCTACCGTGGCCGCCGAGCGTGAACACCTACTGGCGCTCGGTCGTCATGGGCGGCCGCGTGCGCGTGCTCATCTCTGAAAAAGGCCGGCTCTACCGCAAGGCGGTGATTCGCCAGGTCGGGCGCGGCGTGCAACCGCTGACGGGGCCGCTGTTGTTCGACGCGACGTTCCACCCGCCGGACAAGCGCCGGCGGGACATCGACAACTTGCCGAAGGGCTTGTTCGATGCGCTCGTCGCGGCGGGCGTGCTCGCCGACGACTCGCAGATTCGGGAGCTACGCACCCGGTTCGGCGCGGTCTGGACAGACGGCGCGGCCGTGGTGCGAATCGTCCCGCTTGGCACACCGGAGTGAGGTCATGGGGAAGCCCAACTACTGCCGCCACTGCATGAAGAATCGGGCCGATCGCCCACGCGGGCTGTGCGGGGCGTGTTACTACACGCCGGAGATTCTCGCGCAGTACCCATCCGCGAACCCGTCGTGTGTCGCGCCCGAGCCGACCGCGGAAGAGATCGAGCAGTTGGTCGCCGAGCAAATGGCGTGTCTGCCGGACTGGTGGCCGAAAAACGGACAACAAGACGAGGAGGAATGAACCATGCCGACTTGCACCGCCACCGACCCGCTCGCCGCGGCCTGCCCGCAATGCAAGGCCGCCGTTGGTGAGCGATGCAAGAACTATCGCGGCACCGGCTGCGCCCCGCATCGACTCCGCTGGGCCGCCGCGAGCGAGGCTCCGACGGAAGGCCCGCTGGTGTGCCGACCGCCGACCACGGCCGAGCAAGAGCAGATGGCCCGCGACTTCCCCGAGTTCGTGAAGCCCATCGACCTGGACTTTGATGAGAACTTCCCGCCGCCGCGTGCCCGTCCGCAAGGACCACCTGTGCCGCGGTTCGTGAAACTACTGCCGGGTGAATCCGTCCTCGGTGCGTTCCGCGACTGGGACGTGAAGGGCCGCATCCCGGAAGGCTCGGTGCTGTGCGACTTCGTGGGGACCGGTCTGAAGCCTCTCGCCAGCGGCTACGTCGTGGCCGCGATCTCCGAGACCAGCCCGCCGGAGCTGCGGACGGCACTCGGCACGGTGGGCCAGCGAGTTCCGCTGGAATGTCTGGAAGGCTACGTCGTGGCCGTGAACATCCGGCAGGTGTCGAAGTGGCTCGTGGTGTTCTCGCCGAGGTCGGTCACATGATTAACAATCACTGGACAGCCGAAGATGACGCCGTGCTCCGCGAACTCTATCCAGGGTCACACCCGCTCGCGGACCTGGCCGTGCGGCTGGGTCGATCCGTCCCCGCACTGTTCAACCGCGCGCAGAAGCTGGGCCTGCACGGCACGCGGAAGTTCAAGCATCCCGCGGAGTGGCCGGCTGAGATCGTCACTCGCGTCCGCGCACTGCACGCCGAGGGCCTCACCGACCCGCAGATTGCCGTGCGGATGGCCGACGTGTTCCGACCCGGCGAAGACGGGCGATTGCAGGCCCGCAACCTCCGCAAGCGACTCGGCCTGCCGATGAACGTCGAGGGTGTCAACGAGGCTCGCCGCCGCGGTGTACGGACTCAGTATGCGAAGCTCGGCATCTCGTGTGGCGGCGAACTGCGGTCGCTCGGCTATCGCCAGTTTGCCGCGCGGCAGGGCTGGCCCGATGACCTCCCGCCGCGGTGCGTGCAGATTCTGAACCTGCTCTGCGAGCACGGCCCGATGACGGCCCGCGAGCTGGCCGGACACATGGGGTTGGACGTCAGCGGTCGCACCTGTGCCCAGCTGCTCAAGTGCTCGGCTCACAGCAAACTCAGTAAGGGGCACGGCACCTACACCGGCGTGCTCCTGGCCCGCGGCCTCATCGCCACGCAGCGCCGCTACACGAGCGGCCGCGGCAAGGGCAAGAACATCCTGCCCAACGTCTACTTCGTCACGGCGGACACCATCGCCCTACGGGAGGCTCACCTTGAGCGAATCGAACGGGAAGGCCAGCGGGGAATTGCTACCGGTGAAGCGAGCGTATCGGCCGATGCGACTCGATGATGCCGAGGCCCACGCACCCGCACCCAGCGGTCTCGGGTTGTGGGCCGAGAAACTCCGTGCCGCCGCCTACAACGCGGTGACGGAAGCCGACGTGGAGGCAATGATTTCCGCCCAGGTCGAGAAGGCGAAGACCGGCGACGCGACCGCCGCGAAGTTCGTGCTCGGATTTCTCGCCGGTCCCGCCCCGAAGGTTCAGGTCAAGCAGGTCGTCATTCGCGGCCGTGGGAAGAAGCGTGCCGCCGATCCGGACGCCGCGGCATCGCCACCATCACGCCACGCCGAGCCCAACCCGACACCGGCCCTGAAGGTCTACCGCCGGCTCGCAGCGCACTTCATCCACGTCGGCGGCCCAGCTACCCTCGCCGCTATCGCCCAGCAGTTGGAACTCCCGCACGATCAGGCCCGGGCCGTGATTGACTGTACGTGGTTTCAGGAAGGGAACGGGGCCATCGAGCTGACTCCGATGGGAAGGCAGGTGGTTGCATGAAACGCAAAGAGATTTCTGCCACCGCCCCGCTCATGTGCCCAACCTGCCTGCGCGAGTTCCGCGCCACGCACGACGCTATCCGGGAAGCCATCGACACCGAACGTCCTGTGTCGTGTCCGCTGTGCGAGGCGCAGAGAAAGGCGGAGCAACCACGACCGCTCACCGCAGCCGACGCGATCCTGCTGGCCGCTGCCGATCTGCACGTGGTGCGGGTCGCTCGCGGCGAATCGACCGAGTTCACCGAGTGGGAACTGACCGTTGCCGCATGGCAGCGCGAGCCACAGCGGTTCGGCCTGCGTGGATATGCCGAACATCACCCGGATCACAAACGGGTCACTATGGAGATCATGGGGCAGAAGCCGTCGAGCCCGGTCGTGCAGAAGTACATCGAACGGTTGCGGCCGAACACCTACCGACTTACGCCAACGGGAGCGGTGCGAGCAAAGGCGCTCGCTGCTATGTTGAGTGGGAGGCGGTGAGGTATACTCATCGCGATGGTGAGCACGCCCCGGAGACCGCTGGCGCGTTGGGGCGTGCCGAAAACCGAGCCCACCCGGAACGATGGGCGAGCGCCACCGCGGAGCCACCCCGCCGAACTCCCGCCCGAAGAGGGAAGGACTCGACAGCGGGCCGCGTGAACAAGGCCACGACGGGCAGCAACGGCCACTGCGCCGATCCGTTGGGGAGGGGGATTCAGGGGGTGGGGAACCGCACAGTGGATGGCGATGGAATCGCCGAATCGAGAGGGCTGAGTGATGAACAGGGAGAGTAGCCAAGTCTCAGGCGGCGTGAGGACTGACGGCAAGCCGCTTGACAAGGGCGGCGCATATCGGATTCTCCCCTGTGAGACGTGCGGCAGCAGCTATAAGGAACACCCGTTGCTTCAGTGCTGTGGCAAGCCGCTGCGGTTGGAGCCACTGAAATTGACAAGACCGCCGAGACCACGAGGCCAGCATGAGTGAGCGAACCGAGTTGCCGGCACAACTCCGAGCCGACATTCAGGACGCGACCCTGTTGTTACTTATGCGAGTCAATCGCCTACTTGAGGAAGCCGATGCCGTGCGAGTCCTGCGCGACCGCCTAATTGCCCTATCGCAGCAGCACGATGGCCCGCCCGACGCCCCAACGCCTAGCTAACTGTTACCACCAACCAACGAGGCCCACATGATCGACACCGCAACGCTCGCCGCTCACAAGGACACCAACATCACAATCTCCGCGCACGACCTCCGGGCCGTGTGTGAGCCGGTCGCATCCGACCCAATCGCGGCCGCACTCATCAAGACGATGGACGCCCACCCGCCGACCCGAGCAAGCGGCGGCCGC